TGCAGCAGAATGGGCTACATTAACAAATATAGGTGGTGGAACCGTATATACTCCTTTTGATCCAAATAGTCCATGTAATGGAATTTGCTAATAAAAATTAAAAAAAAATAAATAATGGCAATAATATATAGTTATCCCCAAGCGATACCAAAAGATTCGGATCTTATTATAGGTACTGTTACATATGACCCTAATGATCCGGCTCCAGTTAGGGGTAATCCAACAAGATCTTTTAGAGTTAGTGATTTAGCCGCTTCTATTACTGGAAATAGTTACACTTTAACTAGTAAAGCTTTAGGCGCTAACTCATCTATAGTATTAACAGATAATACTGGATTTATAGCGGGTACTGTTAATTTTAATAGTGGATCAGGAATTTCTGTTTTAAATTCAGGCAATACTATTACAATAACAAATACCGGAGTGCTATCTAATATTGCTGGTACTGGGATTTCATTAAGCGGCACAACGGGTAATGTAACTATAACAAATAGTGGAGTTACCGGAATAGCTATTACGGATACAACATTTGTTGACTTAAGTTTAAGTTCTGCTACGGGAAATGTTACCTTAACAGCAGCATTGTCCGCAACAGGTACGCCGGGTAATAGTAATTATTTAAGAGGCGACAATCAATGGTTTACACCTGTAACTACCATAAATACAACAGATGGTACTTATATAAATTTGACGCCTAATACAGCAGCAACAGGAACAGTGACAGTAACAGCTGATTTATCTGCAACAGGTTCAGCCTCTAATCAAACATTTTTACGTGGCGATAATGTGTGGGCAACCCCAGGCGGAGGTGGTACAGTAATAGGTACGGGTACTGCTGGTAAAATAACTAAATGGATAGCTACTTCAGAAGTAGGAAATTCTATAATGACAGAAATAGCTACTACTATATCAGTAGCTGGCAATATTAGTACACAAGGTGCAGAAATAAATAAATCTCTTACAGACGGAGCTGGTAACAACGGTGCCGATGGTCAATTATTATCTAGTACGACTGTAAATGGAGATAAAGAAATTGCTTGGATAGATGCCCCGGCATCAGGTGTTGTTACAATAAATACTAATACACCTAATCAATTAGGTGTTACCAATGGATCTGGCCCTACTACAACATTAGACATAGCAATACAATCTATTACTGGTTCAGGCACTACTGCTTTAGCAACTGGTGCAGACATCGTATCATATATTGCAGGTTTAGGATATGGTGCTGTAGACAGTGTAACATCTGGTGATGTAAATACAATAACAATAGGAGGTACAACTGCAGATCCTACAGTAGCAGCAAATACAGCTGCGGTGGCAGCAGCAGGAACAAATCTTGCAACAGGTGGGGACATAGTTACTTATGTAACAACAAATATTAATAATAGAATACAAAACATTGTAGATCCTACAAGCGCACAAGATGCGGCTACAAAAAATTATGTTGATCAAAATATTGTAGGTAGTTTAGCGTTTCAAGGAGGTTACAACGCATCTACAAATACCCCTGATCTAACATCTAGCCCAAATAGTATTAAAAAAGGTTGGACTTACGCTGTTACAGTAGCAGGGGATGCTAGCGGCTTTTGGAACCCTGCATTAAACATAGGAGATTTAGTTATAGCTAATATCGATAATCCTACTTCAATTTCAGATTGGACAGAAGTACAAGGGAATATTGATGTAGCTACTGATACAGTTAAAGGAATAGCAAGTTTTCCAACAGCTGGAGGATTATCGGTTTCTACGGGAGAAGTTTCATTACCAAATACGGGTGTTACGGCTGCTTCCTACACAGCTCCATTTTTAACAATAGATGCTAAAGGTAGAATAACAAGCGCTACTGATAATCCCGTGGTTGGCACAGTAACAAGTGTAGCTTTAGCGGCACCATCTGCTTTTACAGTAACAGGAAGTCCTGTAACTAATTCAGGAACATTAACATTATCAGGAGCAGGTACAAATGCACAATTTATAGATGGTACTGGATCGCTGCAGTCAACATTAGCATTAAATCCAACGTTAGGGCTTGTAACAGATGGATCTAATGTAGATATGAGATTAGAAGGTCAAGGTTTATTATTATCTACTGTTCAATTTACTGCTGGATCCGCAATGGAAATTACTCAATCGGGCGGTAATGATATGACTATAAATTTAAATAATTCAGGTGTTACTGCAGGAACTTATTTTGCGCCTAGTATTACAGTTGATTCAAAAGGTAGAATCACTTCTGCTACCCCTACAAGCACAATAACAGGTGGTGGTACTATAGGTAAAATTCCTGTATTTTCTGCAACCAATTCCGTAGATGATTCTATAATGACTGAGACTACCGGTTTAATAACAACAGCTGGTAGTATTAAACCAACAAGCATAACAGATACTAATAACAGTATTGGAACAGCTGGTCAAATATTATCATCAACAGGGTCTGCAATTGATTGGATAGATAATACTGGTGCGGATTCATTTACAGCTACAAGCGGTACGTTTATTAATTTTACTCCTACAACAACTCAAACAGGGGCAGTAACATTAACAGGTGATTTAAGCGCAACAGGAACGCCAAGTGCAACAACATTTTTAAGAGGTGATAATACATGGAATACTGCTGTCACCAGCATAATTGCCGGTACAGGTTTAAATGGTGGCACTATAACTACAACTGGAACTATTAATTTAACTGACACTGCTGTAACCCCAGGCGCATATACAAACGCTAATATAACAGTTGATCAGCAAGGTAGAATTACTGCTGCTGCTGATGGATCTCCAGGAGGTGTTACTTCACTTACGGCAACCGATGGAACGTTTATTAACTTATCTCCTAACACTACACAAACAGGTGCCACAACATTAACAGCTGATTTATCCGCTACCGGTACAGCTGATAATACTACTTTCTTAAGAGGTGACAACCAATGGGTGACAGTAGCTGGCACAACGTATGATTATTCAAGCGCTCAGTCAGGCAATAATGTTAATTTAAACTTAATACCCTCAACAGGCACAACTGATACAGTAACTTTAGTAGCTGGTTCTAATATTACGTTAACAGATAACGGCAGTAATAATGTAACAGTAGCGGCATCTACAAGCGGTGGTGGTACTATTGTTAAGGATGATTTTACAGGTACAGGTTCGCAGACACAGTTTACATTAACAAATGCGCCCGCATCTAATTTATTTACAGATGTATATATTAATGGCGTTTATCAAGAAAAAGAAACATATAGTGTAACAGGTACTAGCCTAGATTTTACAACAGCACCACCATTAAACGTGTCTATAGAAGTAATGTCTATTATTGTTTCTAATTTATTACCAGGGGCAAATACATTAACTACTGATGACTTTGTAAGCACAGGTTCTTTAACTTACAATTTAAGTACAGCTCCACCAAACGAGGATTTTACTAGTGTTTATGTAAGTGGTGTGTATCAAGAAAAATCTACTTATGCAGTTTCAGGGACAACATTAACATTTACAGAAGCGCCTGTTACTGGAGATACAATTGAAGTTGTTATTATATCTTCAACCTCTTTAGTAAATACAGCACCTGTAAATTATAATACAAGTGTAATATCTACATCAACAAATGCATCTAAAAATACTTTATATGTATTAAAAGCAAATTTAACATTAACATTACCTGGATCACCCGATGCAGGCGATTCAATTAAAATAAGTAATTTATCTGGTGTTGCTACTTGTGTAGTTGCAAGAAATGGTAATAATATTATGGCTACGGCTACAGATTTAACATTGGATAATGCAGTAGCAAGTTTTGAATTAGTATATACAGATGCAACAAATGGTTGGGTAATTATAGGCCCACAATAAAATAAATTAATAAAAATAAATTATGAGTAATTTTTCAGATTTTTTTCCAGCAGCAGCAGGCGGCGGCGGTGGATTTACAAAAAGTAATAGTTATAGTACAGCGCGTGCTTTAGCAAGTTTTACTTATAATAATGCGGCAAGTTATACTGTGAATCCAGCAACTGATTTAGGTTTAGCAGATGGTGCAAGTATTGGATATTTTATATGTGGTGGGGGTACAGTTGGACCAACTAACAATCATTCTTACACAGGCTATGGGGGTAGAATAATTCAAGGAATTGGAACTATTACTAATGCATCAACAGATTTAGTATTGACTCCTGGAGTTGGAGAAAATCAAGTTTGTGTAAACAACAGTTTTTCATCAACTCCAATGACTGAAAGCACAATCACAGGCGGTTTAACTCTATCAACAGCAGATGGCTCAAGACAGGCAGGATTTAGAACTTCAACAGGTGATGGAAATGGAACACCCGGCTCTGGAGTTAATGGATATGGAACTGGTGGTGGAGGTCGAGGATACAATGATGGTGCAGAGGCACACGGATTTGGTGGAGGTACAAGACAATCAAGTAATACAGGTAGTTATCCTCCTGCAAATTTTAATTTCCAAGCAGGAGATGGAGCGATATTGTTATTTTATTAAAAAAAAAGAAAATGTATTATAAAATTATAAAAGGAATTGCAAAAACAGCACAAATAGACATTAACGGATTTGATGGAAATTGGGCAGAAGCAGAGGATGGTTTTGGAGTAGGGGATTTATGGAATGAAGATGACGGATGGAGCCACCCTGTGAAAACAACCGAAGAGCTTGAAGCTGAAGCCAGGGAGTGGAGAGATGAAGAGTTAATGGCAACAGATTTTATTGTTTCAACAACTGATTATCCTAACCATTCTAATTTACTTGCATACAGACAAGAGTTAAGAGATTGGCCTAGTACAAGTGACTTTCCTGTTACAAAACCTACTAAGCCATAAAGTTTGTAGGATTTTTGGTTTTGTTAGCCATTGACTATACAATAATTAGTATTAATAAAAAATTAAATTAAATTAAATGAATCAAAAAGATTATTTGTATTGGTTAATTCCTAATGCTTTTAACGATGATTTGTGTCAACGAATTTTAAATTTATCTAACGGTAAATTTGAAAAAGCTTTAATACAGGATGTAGAGGAAATAGATAAAATTAGAGATTCTTCAATTGTGTGGACTAATGAGCAATGGCTTTATAACATGGTTTTTGATTATGTTAAATTAGCAAATAAATGGCAAATGAATATCTCGGGGGCTGAAAATATGCAGATTACAAAATATGCAGAAAAAGGATTTTACAACTTTCATAAAGACGGCAGCGGTTTTAATACTTATAACTACCCTGAAAATAAAGTTGTACACAATAAAACAAGAAAACTATCTATGACGGCACTTCTTAATGATGATTTTGAAGGAGGAGAATTTCAATTTTATAACGAAGAACCCATAAAGATGAACAAAGGAGATATTATATTTTTTCCCTCTTTTGAATTTCATAGAGTTTTGCCGATAAGCAAAGGAGTTCGTCACTCTTTAGTTACTTGGTTTGTTGGTCCTACTTTAAAATAAAAAAAAATTGGCCAGCTACAGATGCTTTTCAAGACAGTAAAACTATAAAACCCTAAAAAACAAGTAATATAATACAAACTAATATGCTAAAGATAACATATAGACAAGAATTAAGAGACTGGCTATCAACAGATGCGTTTCCAGAAACTAAACCTACAAAACCTTAATTATGGCATTAACTAAAACAAGTACAGGTGTAATAGCTGACAATTCTGTAACATATGAAAAACTTTCACCTCGTTTTACTGCAAAACAAGATATTGCTACAACAAGCGGAACAATTAACTTGGACACATCTTCTTATTCAATATTTGAATTGACTTCAGCACTTACAGGCGCAACGACATTAAACATTCAAAACATCAAGAAGGGACAAGTAATTGACATTTTAGTAACAGGATCGCAAACCATTACAATAGCTGACAATTTTACAACTTCAACAATTAATCAAGCCGGTGCGGGTGTTTATGATGGTGCATCTTCAAATCATATCCAAGTGGTGTGTATTGACGACAATGATTCAGACGCAATTTTAATCTATTCAGTAGCGACATATATAAGTGATCCAGATCCGTCTTAAAAATAATATAAAATGAAAGGAATAAACATAAACGGTACAATTAAAACTTATTCATCGGTTCCAAAAACTTGGGGTAATATGATTGGGGTAAATTATATGTCTGACGAAGATTTGGAAGATCTTGGATTTTACGATGTCGTGACACCTTCAACAACTGCTTCGCAAGAACTTGGTGACATTTATTTTGATGCTGACAACGAAGTTTTTACACACTCAGTTGAATCAAGAACATTTTCACAAACAGTTGCGGAATTAAAAGAACAAAAGATTGCAAGTTTGAAATTAATATATAATACTAAACTTGCGAAAACTGATTGGATTATTGTTCGTGATCAAGAACTTGGAAATACAACCGACCAAACAGTACTTGATGACCGAGCGCAATTAAGAACAGATTGTGCGACACACGAAACCGCAATCAATGCAAAAACAACAAAGGCGCAAGTTGTTGATTATGAACTTCCAAATTTTAATTAATGGGATTAAATAAAAGACTTATTGACCAAGTTGGAGGTGTTGCAGGTAATGAAGGACATTTGCAAATTGGAACTTATACAGGAGGTGGTTTAACTGATGTAAGTGTTTCAGGATTAGGATTTCAGCCAGATGCGGTTGCAATACGAAATCTAGATGCAACATCAACATTTTCTTATTGGATTGATGGCAATAGGCGTGCGCAATTCATTGGTCAACCCGGAAATGATTATGCTTATACTTCTGATTTTGCAAATTATATTACTTATGATTCGGATGGTTTTACAGTTTCAACCAATTCAGGTGCAAGTAATTTGACCAATAATAGTGGTGACGAATTTTTATATTATGCTTGGTATTTAGATGGTAATGCAGGCGATATTTCTGGAAGTGACGAAGCTGGGTTTTTTATTGGCAAATTTGGTGGTACCGGTGGTAGTGGTTCGCAAGTTTATCAAACTGGTTTAAGTAGTGTAACATTCACCCTTAAATTTGGTGGTTATAATTGGTTTTTTAAAGATGGTTCAAACCAAGATAAATTTCAAATGTCAAATTATTGGACAAACGCTTCACAAAGTTGGTCGGCAACTAATACAAATACTGGAATTTTGGAGCAAAGGTCAACTGCTTATGGTTATTATGGTGGTGGCGATGCCGATGGCGTTGCTAAAACTGATTATTATAATGGTGGGAGTAGTGGTTCAAGTAATGAAATAACAGTTGGATTTTTGCCAAGAATTTTAATGGTCGTTCGTGACCCCGGTTCAACAACAACTTCAGTTAGTAAAGTTTGGTGGTGGTCAACTGCGATAGATTCAAATACTGTAAAATACACAAGATATAGAAGTGCCGAATATAATGCCGGTCAAGCCGGCAAAGTAACTTCACAAGATAGTGGTTTTGGTGTTACTTTTACTGATACTGGTTTTTATTGGGATTCAGCAAGTGAAAGTGCGACAAATGCTTCTGGTTCTAGATATAGATATTGGGCAATTGGATAAAAATGAATGATTTAAAAATTGCATTTACTAATATAATAACAAATAATACATAAAAAATGGCATTAACACAAGTAATAACAGAGGTTATAGCTGATGACGCTATAACTACCAACAAAATTGTTGCAGCTGCTGTAAACTCTACAAAAGTAAACGATAGTGTTATAAAAACTATTACGCTTACACAGGCCGAATATGATGCATTAGGGTCGTATTCATCAAGTACAATATATATAACAACTTAAAATATAAAAAATGGGAATTTATTTAGGTGGGACAGAATTATCAAGTGGCGGCGGCGGCGGCGGTGGTTTTACTAAACAAAACAAATATTCAACGTATAGGTCAAATGATGCTAATTATAAAACGTTAGCTAGTCTTGGTCTTAAAGCAAACACAAATAATTTGCAATCAAGTGCAACAACTCGAGTTTACTATATTACTGCAGTATCTGGGCAAGATATGACGGCTGCTGACGCTTTTGTGGGTTTTAGTTTTATTACTGGTGGGCGAACTTATGTTATTACTTCTAGTGGGGCTAATAATGGAATTTATGATGATTTTGATATTACAACTACTAATAACGGTCAGAATATACCTATTTCTTTTAATTGGTTTGCAGCTGACCCACCAAAAACTTTTAATGGTGGACCATTAACAGTAAACCCTGCAACAGATTTAGGATTAGAAGATGGGTCACAAATTGGGTATATGCTAGTCGGTGCTGGATATTCTTCTGGTAGTAATGACTATGGAGGTCGTGGTGGCAAAATCATTTCTGGCACCTCTACTATCGTAACGGCATCAACTGATTTAATTTTCACTCCTGGAGTTGCAAATGGAGGAAGTTCAACTATTAGCGGAGGTGGTCTTGCTTTGTCAAGTGGTGATGGTTCTAATGCTTCAGGTTTTGGTGATTTTAATGCAAATAATAGTGTAGTTTTTGCTGGAGGCTCTGGGATTATGGGATATGGTGTTGGCGGTGGTCGATATAACTCTAGTGCAAGAAATGTTGGGACCAATTATCACGGATATGGTGTCGGAGCTTTTACAACTAGTGATGGAGGTGATGGAGCAATATTGTTATTTTATTAATTTTTAAAAAAAAAAAATGTATTATAAAATTGTAAACGGAGTAGCGGAAGATAAGCAATCGGACATTAATGGTTTTAGTGGAGTTTGGGCAGCAGAAGAAGAAGGTTTTGATTTTGGTGATTTATGGGATGAAGATAATGGATGGAGTCATCCCATTAAAACATCTGAAGAACTTGAAGCTGAAGCTAGAGAGTGGAGAGATTCTGAACTTAGTTCTACGGATAATGTAGCGCAAACACCAGATTATCCTAATCGTGATGCAATACTAGTATATAGAAAAGAATTAAGAGACTGGCCATCAACAGATGCGTTTCCAGAAACTAAACCTACTAAGCCATAAGGTTTGGAAGATTTAAAGATAGCTTTTACTAATATATTAAAAAATAAAAAAAACAAGTGATAATATACTATAAACCAAACACTAAAGAAGGTTTACCTTTAGTGCAAATAAATTAACGTAAACCAAACTAAAACCAAAACCAAATGACTTTTTATTACCGCACTCATTCGTGGAGTAGTGAACCACAAATTACCGAAGAAACCAAAGCTTTATGGAAACATATGGCTGAAAAAGGAAACTGGCGTATTGTCCAATTGCCTAATGGTTTTTACCAAACTGAATACCAAGACCTTAAACAAGAAGACGCTTGGCATGACGTAACCAGAAGAGAAACAATTAAAGGAGCTGAAATGGCAATTGATTCAACAGTTGAGCATTACGCTAAAAAAATTTCTTTCTTAAATGGTCCTAAAGTTGTAAAGACTTTCAAATAAAAATTACAATCAAATCAAATTCAATTAAATTATGTCAGACTTAATAGTCAAAAATCTTAGCTTTGGAAAAGAAGCGAAAGATAAAGTATTTGAAGGTATCACAAAACTCACAAAAGCCGTTAGCTCTACATTAGGGGCTAGCGGTAAATGTGTGATGCTTGAAGACGGTAGCGGGAAACCATTAATTACAAAAGATGGGGTTACAGTAGCAGACAGTATTATACTATTAGACCCGGTTGAAAACATGGGTTCTACGCTGTTAAAAGAAGCTGCTCGTAAAACTGTAAGAGAAGCTGGAGATGGTACAACCACAGCCACCGTATTG